GAAACGCTTCTTGAGTTCATCGTAACTCTTGAAGTTTGAAGGTGCAACGAATTCACGGAGAGGATACTGTTGCTTCCACAACTTCTCTAGAACAGCATCATCACCACCAAAAAGAGCCTCAGGCGAATCGAATTCAGATCGATCATAGTTCACATATCCAGCGACCTTACGAATCTTCAACTTGAAGTTCGCACCAGTCCAGAAATCGAACGGGTTCAGTGGCTCCTCGTCTTCAAACTCAGGGTTCATTGCTTCGTTGATCTTGTCGAAGATCTTCTTGCCGTACTTATACAGGAATACCTTACCCTCATTCTGTGGGTTCGCAGGATCAGAGATCACAAGAACATTGGAGATGTAAGAGAGCTTACGCTTTCGATCTCTCGCAATTTCCTTGTCCGATTCGATACCGCTGTTCCACAGTTCACTGTTTGCTTCACAGATTGGACAAGGAAGACCGAGTGTCGTTGGGCAGTTCTCGATGAGCCATCCACCCTTTCCTTGAAATCCGTGATTGAACAATCTTGCCCATGGCACATCCTCACCGTCAACTGGAGGAAGGAACCGAATGACTGCGTAGCCGTTGCTTGACTTGTCTAGTTCAGGACGCCAGAACCGTTCATCCTTGTACGATTCACCACCTTTGGTGATCTTGTTGAGTTCTTCTGTCAACTTCTCAAGGTTCTGTGACTTCTTCTTTAGATCGCTAAATCCCATTGTATTCTCCTTATGCGAAATTTGCGAAATATGCGTTGTGTGGTTACATGACTAAGTATACTACACAACTTATTTATGTCAAGTGATTCGATCCAACAATATCTGTTTTATTTTTCCTCCCTCCATCTTCGGAACGAACGGTCTGTAACGATCAAGCACAAAAGAATGATCCTTCCAGACAACATCGTTCGCCATTTCTCGATTCCAATTAGCCAAGAAACCCAATACGCTATCCATGAGTATCAGTGTCTCTGCTGATATTCTACCAGAAAGATACAGTCGTGCAAGAACAGGGTGTGATGATTTTGCATCGAACAGATCGTCAAACGAAATGCCAGAGGTTTCCATTTGATTCACGATGAGCGAGACATCATCCTTGAAGCATTGTGTCAGTGCTTGTCTTCGCTTTAGCCATTGTGTGTATTTGGTTTTGGATTCATCGCCCATCAAATCACCAATCCACGAACTGTGTATCGTGGTATAGTTTGCCAGAAGAAACGACGGGTGTTCTTTGCCGTACTTCTTTGCAATCTGTTCAAAGATGTGCTTGTCTCGTCTGCCGAGAAATGAGTTGAGAGTTACGCTTGTCTTGCCATTGAATTTGAAGTAGTCATATGAAGGTTTCGTGAAGTGCAATTTCAGTGCGACATATGTTCGGTATACATCGAACCCGTTCACATTGGTAGACTTCCCCCGCGTGGGAGTAGATTGCATTCTCTTGCTTCTCCTTCCAGTTTTTCAACTATGGGCTTTTCGAGTAACTTTGCTGCGACTTCTGGTTCGATCTCCAGTTCTTGGCATACTTCAAGAACTGCTTCCATATACGAACCGCCGTCCTTTCTCACAATATTTCGCACCTTCTCAGAGAAGGTTTTCTTGTCATCGTATTTGAACATATTTTTTCTCCATTATACATAGATTAGTAGATACATCGAAAGGAAATTCCGTTGAGCAATTCAGATCCTAACCTTATTGTAACAACTTCTGACGCAGGTGCAAGCATTCGCACCGTGATTGATGTAGAAAGTGGTGTGACCAGTCACTATCAGGCAATGGTTTTGGCGTTTGACGATGGCGGATCAACACTCGATATCGTAACCGGTTCAAATCCATATCCTGTATACTTTCCTGCAACATCACAAGCATACCTTCGCATTCAAGAACTGTCTAATGGCTTGACAACGAATGCCGGTATCACTTCGATGCTTGTCACTTTTACGGATAGTGCAGCGATCACTGTAGATGCGACACTTGATGCAGTCGTCGGTATCTCTGCTGGACAGATGATCGGTGTATACGGTCTGGAAGGTGCAACCGCAATTGGCATTGCTGGTGTTGCTGGTGCAACTGCCATTGGTGTCACCGGTCAGGTTGCAATCGATTCGTCTTCTCTGATTGGCATTTCTGGTGATGTTGGTGTAACTGGTCAAGTTTCAATCGATTCGTCTTCTCTGATTGGCATTTCTGGTGCTGCGAGTGTCACCGGAGAGGTCGCTGTAGTTCCCGGTGGAGCGTCTTTGGGTGTCACGGGTGAGGTTGGGGTAGTCAACGGTTCCTCGACGCTACAGGTGATCTCAGTACCCGCTACGGGACTCACAAACGGGGGATACAGCGGTAACTTCACTTCGGCTGGACAACAATTAGCCACACACGGTCTTTCATCTGGTGTTCGTCTCATCGCGGAGTCAACTGGCATTTCAACGGACTATGTGTATGTCGGTGGTTCAACTGCCGGCGGCACTGCCGAAATGTATCCGCTTCGTGAGTTTGAGAGTGTGTTCCTAGAGGTGGACAATCTGAACAAGGTATATTTCTGGCCTGACAACACACAAGTCGTGGTGAAGTATATCGGATCATGACACTTAGAGACTCACTCAAAGACGCAATACGAGAAGACGGCAATCAGTCGTCTCAATTCCTTTCGACTTCACAGAACGAGTTTCTGTACGCTACGAAAGATACTTGCATCAATCGAGAGAATCCAAATCGATCTGTGAATTTGGTTCCTGTTCTCGTTGCTGGGTTTGATGCCGATGGTACATTTGACAATTTGGTTCCTAGCGGAATCACGAATGGCTTCTGGACATTGGCAACGACAATTGAAGAACCGAGTGATGGTTCTGGTGCTGTGCGAGGATACCTTGCACAAGCACTGATCGAGTTTGACCTGAACCAAGCATCATTGACGAATGGTGGTGCAATCACCGGTGCAACTGCTGCCGAACGAATTGACCGGGCACAGATTTCACTCGTCATTGCAGGTAGAAGCGTAGATGCGGTTGAGGGACAAGGTATCACGATTGACTTTCATCGATTTGCTACAGGTGCGTGTGGTGACTATGCTGCTCCTGCTGGTGTCACAGAGGAAGCCCATTGGGGCGGAAATGCGACATGGTGGGAGTGGGATTACAGTGGCAATCATATAAGTAAAGCCGCAGGTGCGTTGGATGGGACAAACACATTAGCACCATTACAAATCAATCGAAATCCCATTGGTTCGCCGTATATCGCAGGAAAGTATCCTCCTCGCAGAGCAGGTACAAACAACTGGAATCTACAAGGGTTAGGTGCAACAGGCGGCGCGCCAGTCTACACACCGACAAGAGCGGCAACATGCTCAGATCCATACGCATATCGAAGTGCTGGCGAATACAGTGATTTTCATGAGGGTTCTACTGCCGACATTTTCTTTGACAACACAAATCTGTATGCGTGTACCGCAAATCAATTTCCAAGTGTCGTGTTGACACCCACCATGAAACAGGTCAGTCTGGACATCACCGATGCAGTACGAAGATCATTCATCGGATACGGTGGGTATCTTCGTATTCTCATTCGATTGAGAAACTCAGAAGTGTTTGATTACAACGAAGAAGACGACATTCGTGCATGGGTTGCGTTTCACTCAAGAGAGTCGATGGAAACAGTACCGTCAACACCAACAACTCGTCGTGAAGGACTTGCTCCCGCTATCGAGTTACTGTATCACTGACTGTTGCGAATCTGTTCCATTTGCTTGCGTCGTTGCTCGCACCGAACACAACCACCCTTCTTCTCGATCTCGTATTCCTCATTGACTCTATCGATTTCCTCTTGAGGAACAGCGCCTTCGTGTTGCTTTGACAACTCGATCAATTTCTTCTTTTTGTTCTGACACGCAGGACAAGGCTTCTTTTCTGGTTCTGGTTGTGGTTCGGGTTGTGTCGATTCTTCCTTGAGATTCGGATGAACCGGCTTTGCAATTTCGCTTTGCATGACATCATCACCGATCTTGATTTCGATGAGTGTCTTTCTGCTGTCGCCGCCAGGTTCGTAGTTGGAAAACCCAGGCATCTTTCGCGGACAGTTCAGATATGGATGATCGAGTTTACCGTACTCGGTATCGTCGGTGTTTAGCCATGTTGCTCTGCGATCTCCACAGCCACACTCTCCACAGAAAAACTTACCGCGTTGTTCTTTGCTTGCACGAAGACCTGGACAGACTGGAATGTTTTCTCCATCACCGAAACAAGAAATAAGACGAAGATCCTTCGTGGTGACATCTGCCTTCTTGTTGGTGACACCCTTAGACCACTTCGCCTTGAGATAACTTGCAATCATACCAAAGTTCATTGATGTTCCTTTCTGTAGTTCTGAATAGTAGTATACAAAGAACCAACGAAATTCATAGGTGATTCCCGGAAAACTTGTGTTGTTCCATCATCGCATGTCATGAGTATGACGATTGTATCGATTGGTTCGCCTGTTCGTTCCTGCCACATGAGAGCATATGCTGTTGCTTGCTGAAAGTAGTTTTCGATTTCGTCTTTCGTCTTTCGACGCTTGCTCGTCTTGAAGTCGATCACTGACAGTTTTCCATCGAACTCTGCGATGCAGTCTACTCTACCGGCAAGACCGATAGTTTCTGACCACAGTGGGACTTCCTGTGCCCGAATGTTGTCGATACGATCAATGTCGCTCTTGAGTGACAGAAACAGATCCAGTAGGTTCGGTGTGTACCGTTCCTTTAGGTCGTCCTTGTTGTTGATGTAGTCTTCCACCAACGAATGGAAACGAGTTCCCCGTGTGGAGACTCGTCTGGATTCTTCGGGGTTCTTTCTTCGCCACTCCGCAAAGAAGTGTCGTTTTTCCCAACCGACGACAGTGGTGACGCTTGGAAGTCTGGTTCCCTGTGGAGAGATGTAGTAGCGACTTCCGTTTACTTCTACTCTTTCTAGTTCCTGTAAATCAACCGCGTCTTTGTGCGTAAACTTTTTGCATGTCATGTTCATAATGTAGTCGTATCCAAGATTCACTCCAACCCGGCTAACTTTCTGCGAAGCAGTTCGTTTGTTGCGAGTTTGGATAAAAATTTGATGTTTGCCTTCTCGATTTGCTTGAGCATCTCTGGTGATCTCATCTTAAAGACCTTTTTGAGATTTTTGTATTCTACAGAAGAAACATCTATTCCCTCTACTTTATCCCACTCTTTTCTGAGTTTGTTTAGTTCTGCGTTTGTGAGTTTACTCATGATTCGCTCCGTGTGATCGCTAGGATTCTTTCGATTTGAAGTTGGCACTTCGCTTCACGCTCAGGACCTTTCCAAAATATGTAGTCTTTACCGGGGTTTTTCTTGAGGTGCATGAGCAAAGGAATGATCTGTCGTTCCACTTCTTTGAGTTTTGCATCCATCAATTGCTTGTATTGATGTTGAACGGCAGTTGCACCTTCGCAAGTGCTGTTCATTTCTAGAATTGCATCAAGTTTCGCTTTGTTGTCGAGGATTTCCTCTGGTGCGTCAACACGAAGAATACCATTGAGTTCTTCCTCATTGACACTGGAAAACCCAAAGTCGAAATCATCATCCATGTATTCTTCTGGTATGTTAAAATTACTCATTCGTGCCTCTTTCGTACGTGGGAACTGCTCTTTGAGTCAGATGTGCTTTTCTTGCCGAGTTTGCCGCCTCGTTTTTCTATGGCAGCGTCGATGTTTTCGTGATATCGTTTTGGTACTTGACCGGAGTGTTTTACACGCTCCATGATTTCCTTGAAGTCGGATGATGGTTTCACTGTCATATCATAACCGACTGTCGGGAAACTATCAAACCTTTTTGCAACAGAACCCTCAGCACCACACGCGGGACATGGGTTCAACAATGGCTTGTTTCGATTGTCGATAGTCAAATACTCATCAAACTTTTCTTGGCACGCATTGCATACAAATTCATATGTTGGCATATCAATCGCTTTCAAATGTGTAACCGATCCATCTACTCCACAACTGCTTTCCATTCTCATCTATACCGATGAGTTTCATTGCGTAGATGTTTGGTCGCTTTGGTTTCCTTGTGAGTTGCATGTTGCACTCTTTGAGTGACTTGTTTCCTTTTCTTTGATTGCACTTGGAGCAAGCACAAACGAGATTTGTCCAACCGGAATCACCGCCTTTGGATTTAGGCTTGACATGATCCACTGTCATGATAGATTTGTCTTTGGATCTCTTGCCACAGTATTGACAAGTCCAGTCGTCTCTACGAAGAATGTTTGTTCTTGATGGTTGGAATTCGTTGCGCTTGACATGGATGTATTCAATCAACATTACGGCAGCAGGCAGTTCATACACGCCACTTGTGGTGACGATCTCGTATGTTTCAGCATACCCATACGGTCGTTTTACCTTTCCAGTTAGTAGGAGTTTTACTGCCTTTTTCCAATCGATGACCTTTAGTATTTCCTCACTTGCATTCAATAGAAGAACCTTCTTCTCAGACATTCACTCCTCCTTTCTGTATTTATAAATACAACATATCATAACAGGGGATACTAAAAAATGAAACACTTTTCTGACTTTTTGTCCGAACAAAAGATTACCGCTGCGGACTTTGAAAACTTCATCACAGTCGCGTTCAATGGCGGACCAAACAAGGACAAAGAAACGCCGATCAAGAGCATCGAAGCATACAATGCTGCAAAGCCAGCACTCAACAAGATTGTGAAGGCTTTGAAGTCGGCGGGATTCCGTGGAACCATGCAACAAACAGGCAGAGCAAGAGGCACTCTCAATCCCAACTGGATGGGATCTGATACTACGCCAAAGGCTGATATGATTGTCGGAAAGAAAGGTATCTCCCTCAAGAAGAAGGGCGGCTCACAACTTATGTCGTCAAAGCGAGAAGAAACGCTTTCGACTTTCTATGCCGCACTTGATTTCATGAACTCAGAATCCAGTGAAGCGACACGACTCGCAAATCGTTTGTCAAAGGTCATGAAAGAATTCGCCGTTCCGCAAAAACTAGGAACCATTGGTGACTTCACGATGAAAGCCAAGAAGGACTACAGCAAGACAAGAGGTGCTGAACGAAAATTGGCAGACGACTACCTGAAAAAAACAAACATGTTCTCGAAACTAACCACGGAGATTAGAGAGTTCTTCGAGGACAATCCGATTTTTCACAAGTTTTTCGTTTATGAGGCGGCAACTGGCGCGTACAAGTTTCAACCAGATCCAGCCGCAGCAGCCGACTACATCGTTGCGTTTGACGAGTCTGGAAGCACAAGTATTCATCAGATCTCAAACGGATATGGAAAGCCAGGAAAGTATGTGAACAATCTTGTCCGAGATGTTTCCATTCGGATTTCGTGGAAGACACACAGCAGTCGATCACAGAAGACATTCCCCTCGTTTCGCGCCGATGTTCGTGAAAACGAAATGCCGACAACATTCTTTGAAATGTACGAAGACTTCACAAAGGAACTCACCGAAAACTGGTTCACAGATGCAGCAAAGAGAGTCATGGGATTCGTGAAGCGAGTGGTTTCTTATCTCATGGAACTTGCATCAAAAGGAATTTCTGCTATACTGTCGTTCTTTGAATACCAACCAGACAATGTAAGTGTTTCCAGTGTTCTCATTGAAGATGTATACAAGGATTCTGGACTCGGTGCTTGGTTTGGTAAGGGTGGAAAGGGCGGAAAGTCCGAAGGTGGTTGGGATCGCTACAACGAGAAGGGCGAAAGAGTCGGTAAGTGTGGCGATGCTCCCGAAGGAGCAGCATATGCTGCATGTCTCTCCGCAGAGAAAGCAAAGAAACTAGGCAAGGAAGGTATCGCTTCGTTTGTCAAGCGAAAGAGAGCAGCACAGAAGAAAGCAGGCGATGCAAAGAAGGGTGGAGAGGAAAAGAAAGGACAGAAGCCTGTCTTCGTGAAAACAGGTGTGAACGAATCGGAGAACGAACCCACCAATCCAGAACTATACGCAAGAGTAAAGTCGATTGCTAAAAGTAAATTTGATGTATGGCCTTCCGCATACGGTTCTG